TACGAAGTGTTTGTTCTTAAAGCTCCTTGAGATGGTGCAGGATCTACGCCGCTAAAAGTTACCGTACCAATTCCTTCTGTAAACACAATAGCAGTGTCAGAACCATCTGTAAATTTAGTTTGATAATGTTCCTCGTAAAGTTCGGTTACTTGACTACTTGTAAGGGCAGTTGAATAGATGCGTACTTGGTCTATTTTTCCATCATAATAGTATGCAGAATTACCTGCAAAAGCACCTAAAACTATTGGTTCAGAGGTATTAATATAACTATTATTGGTACTAGACTGCGGAGTTCCTACTTGTTCCCCATCAATCCAAAGTATTGGAGGATTAGAACCATCAGCAGTATAAGCAATATGATGCCAAGTATTATTAGACATATATGTGGTTGAGTCTATTATTATTGCATTACCATTATCGCCATTATAATATAAATTTGCAATCAAATCACCTCCAAATATATAAACAGAAAATTCTCTTGCTGACCCATATTTTGTAATTAAGCCTGCTTGACTAGTTACATCAGGCATATTAACCCAAAAGGATAGACCGACTTGACTTAAAGTTGCAAAGTTATTTATTGTTATCTTACTACTACTCCCATTAAACACCGCTGCTTGACCATACCGCCCAAATCTGTACTCAATGTTTGATTCAGTACCATCATAGCTTCCTGTTTCATCCTCCGCACTATTGTCCAATTTGTAATAAGCAAGATTCGTTGTAGGATAGTTTACTGTATCAGTAGTACACTCATATACACAAGGTATTTCTCCACTTCCACTATTCCAAAGAGTAGCCACTTCATCAGGTGATAACGCTTTAGAGAATACCCTCACTTGGTCTATATCGCCTGAAAACTTTGTAGATGACCTACCTCCTATCCAACTATTAGCGGTTGATGTCCCTGTTGATGATGGTATAGTTCCATCATAAGTTAAAGTTCTTTCTGTGCCTTGTATGTATGCTTTAAGTCTGTTGGAGTTTCCTGTTGCACTACCATCAAAAACCATAACAATATGAACCCATTCATCTGTTGTGTATATGCCTGAATTGCTTATATAACCTCTGTTTGCTGATGTTGATGCATCGGATTGAAAATATATGCTCCCATTACCAAAATCATAAAAACCTACATTACCACCTGTTCCTGATTCACTAGTATAAAATATAAAGTTTTGAGTATTAAGATTGTCAAAATTTACCCAAGTAGAAACGCTAAAAGCAGACCTACTGTTTAATAATGATGTCCCTAAGTCTATATAACTACTACTCCCATTAAACCTTGCACCATAGTTTATCTTGCCTCCTACTCCGAACTCAACGTTGGTAGGTGTGCCATCGTAATATCCACTTGCTTCCGAAGCATCGTAGTCCATAGTGTATAAAGCTACTCCTGCACCTTCGCTAAATGGATTGGTATTGGATGCGGTTGATGTTGTTTCAGCGTAAAGCGTTGCTACATCTTCTGCGCTTATAGCTTTGTCAAAGATTCTTACTTGGTCTATTGAGCCATCGAAATATGATGCTGAATTATCATCTCCTATATAAAAGTTTGCACCACTATTAAAAACTGTGTTTGAAGTTGTGGCAGTACCTAAACTATTGGAATCTAAATAAACTTCATAAGTACCACTATTGAATGATACCACTATATGATGCCAATTGTTAATAGTTACATCTCCTGCACTTCCAAAATATTGATTACTTGTGCCATCTATATTAATACGCAATGAGCCATCACTTTGTGTTCGCCAAAACATATCATCATTAGAAGTTGCATTCCAATTACCAAAAAACCCACCTGAATCTAAAGCATCTTCGTTTATCCACATTGAAACGCTGAAATTAGCACCAAGTGAAGATATTCCTGTATCTATATAACTTGTACTCCCATTAAATACTGCTGCATTACCTATATGCCCTGAAGCATAGGTTACGTTATACGCAATACCATCGTATGTTAGTGTCGTGTCAGGAACAAAGTCCGTTATGCCTCCATCACTATCAAGCTGATATAAAGCTATATTGCTACTGAATGCAGAATCCGCACCAAATGCTTGTACCGAATCAGTACTACAAGCCGCAGCAGCAGCCGCACCTGTATTTATTAGTCTTTTGCCTAAAGCCATATTTATTCTATTTCGTCAGATGGGAAAAATTGTACTTTGTATTGCAATGCAGTCTTATAAGACTTCTTAGCATTTACTTCAGCTTCTAACCTATCGGCTTCTGTAAGTATTCCTGCTCTCTCTGTTGCAACATCCGTATCAATATCAATATCCCTTTCTGCTTTTCTTATAACTTGCCAGTCTGTAGGTTCTAATAGTTTACCTGCCTTAGACTTAATCTCTGCAATCTTACTTGCTTTGATGTCGGCTATCTTATATCTTTTTTCTGTTTCGCCTGTTGGTTCTCCATCCTCTCCGATAATAGCTACCTCTTGGCTAAAGTCAATATCAGTAACGTCATAGGTTACTATTGAGTTATCTTGGTCAAAGTATAGACCGCCTTTAGTTTGTGTCTGTGGGTTGAAGCTTGGCTTTACAACATTGTAAAATCCTGCTGATTCAAGTGTTTCCTCATTGGCATTTCTAAAGTTCAGGATTACACTACCATCTTCTTTAGTAAATTCAGAAGGTAAACTTCTATATATTTGTACTTGTCCGTTTTTAACTCTTGCTTTCATAATTACGGTGTTGTAGAGGTTGCGTAGGTGTTAATAGAATAATTTACAATGGCTGCTGAATCATTATCGTCAATACAAACTACCTGTATGTGGTTCTTTGCACTTGTATCTAAACTAGCACTTCCAACTTTACTTATGGTAGATGCTGTGAAACCAGTTGCTAAAGTTATAACTGCACTTGATAAATCAGCTCCTGCTAAAAGGATATCTACGACTTGACCTGTTTTCATCCCATCGATTGTAAGGGTTGATGTACCTAAATTACCTGTCAGTATAAAGGCACTATACGAACCTGCGTTTAAGGTTTGAGAAGTTGTAGTTGAATTAGAGATAACTGCTGTATATCTACCTTCTAACTTGGAGTGGGTTACACCATCGTCATTTAACGAAATGGTTACCGCACCTGTAGCTTGGTCTCTTGATATAGGAGCGGTAGCGGTTATACTATCAACATCTCCAGGTTGTGCGGTGTACAAATCTTCAAAGTTAGCTTGTATCTTAGTGAACGCATCGAACAAGGTATCTCCATTCCCTTGATTCGCTGCTCCTATTGCTATATCTTGTTGTGCCATTTAAAATTTAATTTTGTCTGTTGTTATTCTTAGTGTGTCTGTAAATATACTTGTTATACTTGTCAATATGAAGCTTCCTCCTGCAAGGAGTGGGTATATTAAACCCCATCCTGAATTGTTGTCCTCATTAGCCTCGCCAAACCAAGAATACCTGTAGATAAATCCAAAATTCATTCTTTTTCTTTTATAAGGTAACTGGTTAACTTGATTTCGTTTTCTTTTTTAGGTTTATATCCCGTTTTAATTTTCTTTTTCTTTTTCTTATATCCCATGTCTATAATTGCCATCCGTTGAAAAGTACGTCTTTATCAGGGTAAACATCCTCATTGTTATTGCTGTAATACTCAGGAAACTTAGACTGTGCGTTGAAACTCATATACTCAATAAATCTATTGGTATAGTATTCCGCATAATCCCTTTCCTTGGCAATCAATAAATCTATTTCCGTTTTCTCAGCTAATTGACTGTTCTCACTTGTATGTTTATATACTCCACCATTGGCAACCGTATAAGCCGCAAAGGGAAGGTACTCACTCATTGCAAAATGGATTAACATCGGCTGAACGTAGTCATTCACTAAACTTAAATAGTCTCCTGTAAGAGAGTCTGCAATAATATCGCTACTTATCTTGTCGTACAAATCTGTACCAAGATAGTTCCTCACATGAATCTCCTGAGCAAGTTTGATGAACTGTATGAATTTATCGGTATCTACATTGCCACTAAGAGCAGTGTTCTTAACTAAGTCCTGACGTTTTATAAATAAAGCTGTTGCCATTATTCCTCTATAGTTTGTGGTTCAACTTCGTCTTGTTGGTCATCTTTCTTAACACCAGTTTCTTTCTCTATTTCAGATTCAGTAACCGCATTGGTTAAATCCGTAAATTCAAGAGGCTGTAGTGTTTTAAAGTATATATCTAAATCGATATTGTTGTACTCTAATATCTTTTCTAATTCATCTATAATAGTAACTTGCATTGGTCTAAT